CTTGTTCTGCTCCTGCAGGGCGCCGGAGAGCTTCACCACCGAACGTGCCGCCTCGATCTGCCGCGTCGACAGATCCCGGCTGTGGTTGGCCAGGTTGCGGGTGTCGATACCGCCGGCCTTCATCTGCGCGAAGAGCCGCTGCTGCCGGTCCATCAGTCCGACGTAGCGGTTCTTGAGGGTGTCGGACTCGGCCTGGGCGTCTTTGAGCGCCTTGATCATGGCCCGGGTCGGCTCCGGCGTCTTGGCCATCTCGCGCTGCAGGTGCTTGACCTGTTCCTGCACGCCCTTGAAGGCGTTGGCGGTGATCGCCGCGGCCTTGTCGGCGTCCTTGAAGGCGGCGATGGCTTTCTGCTGGCCCTCGATGTCCTTGAGCTGGTCCTTCGCCGCGCGCAGGGCGCGGGCGGCCTCGCCGCTGCCCTTGGTGATGGTCTTCAGCGGTCCGGTGATCTTGTCGATCGCGGCGAGGATCACCTCGAGGCGGAGCTTTTCCGTACTCATTCGTCAGCTCCGCTGCGCACCCTGGCGCGCTCGCGCCAGGCGGCCAGTTCGTTGAGGCTCATGCCGTCCATGGTGGCGGGCGGCCAGTGGAAGATGGCGGCGATGTCCGCCATGGCGTTCTCGACCGAGTCGGGCAGCGCCGTTACGCCAGCGCCGACTTCGGCAACAAAAAACCGGCCACCTCGCTGGCCAGCGTCGTGAAGTCGGCCGGGTCGAGCGCCGAGACTTCGGCCTCGGTCAGCGTCGGGTCGCTGATGCGCGGCAGCACGCGGGTGACGGCGATCACGTCCATCTGCAGCAGATCGGTCAGGTTGAGCCCGCGCAGTTCTCCGGCGGCCGGCTTGCGCAGGTTGATCGAGGTGATCTCGGTCTCGCCGCGCTTGATCGGGGTGTCGAGGGTGATGGTTTTCATGGTCGCCCCTTACGCCAGGCCGATGGCCTTGCGCTGCTCGGCCAGCAGGTCGACGTCGTTGACGGTCTCGATCATGTTGAGCAGATCGATCTCGATCACGGCCTTGCCGTCGATGCTGAGCTTGTAGTAGGTCAGCGTGCTCTTGACCACTGTCTTGCCCTTGTCGCCGGCCTTGGCGTCGCCCAGGTCGAGCTCTTCGTGGCGGCCGCGTACGACGACTTCGACCGCCTGCACCGCGCCCGTGTCGTCGCGCTGGTAGGCGCCGGCGAAGCGCAGGCCGATGCCGGCGGCCTTGGTGCAGCCGTACTGGCGCAGCACTTGTTCGAGGATGCCGGCGCCGGTAAATTCCATCTCCAGGCCTTCCTGGCCCAGATCGACCTTGACCGGGCCGTTCATGCCGCCGCCGCGGAAATCATCCATCTTGCGCTTGAGCTTGGGCAGCTTCACCTCTTCGGCGATGCCCATGTAGCTGGCCCCTTCGTTGAAGAGGTTGAAATTCTTGAGGACGCTGGGAAGCATGGTCGTCTCCTGTGGGTGTGTGGGTTAGCGGAAGGGTCAGCCGCCGATCGCCGCGGCGAAATCGACGAGGTAGCGATCGGTGATGAGCTGGCGGAACATCAGGTTCTCCAGCGGCGGCACCGGCGTGTAGTCGTAGTCGATGTAGAGCTTGCCGTCCTTCAGCGTGACCGCGCTGTTGACGTCCTCGGCGTACCAGGCGCGGCCGTCGATGATGTAGCCCAGGCCCTTCAGCTCGCGGAACTTGGCGTTGACGCCGTCGATGATGTCCTTCGCCAGCGAGGGGTTGAGCGGCAGATCCACTGCCCACATGTGCGCCTCGGCGATGGTGTCGGCCAGCACCTGGGCGGTGCGGGTGTAGTTCTCGAAGGCAAACAGCGGGTCGATCGAGCAGGTGCGCGAGCCCCAGAAGCGGAAGCCGCCCTCGCGAATCAGCGTGGTGATGTCGTTGCCGTTGAGGTAGCCGGCATCGGTGGCCGGGTCCTGCAAATCCCAGAACACGTCCTTGCTGATGCCGGTGACGTCGTTGATCGGCATGTTCGACAGCGTTTTGTGCCAGCCGATCTGTTCGTCCAGTTTGGCGCGCAGGCCCAGCGCCTTGGCCGTGGCCCACACGGTGTCCGTGCCCTTGAGAAAGTCCGGCCAGATCACCATGACTTCGCGCTGGCCGAAGGTTTCACGGTAGGTGTTGGCATCTTCCTTCGTGTCCGCGCCGTGGGCCGACACGTAGGCGAAGGCGCGCAGCTGCTGCGCAATGCCGGCCAGCGCCGTGGCCACCGTCACCGTGTCGAGCCCAGGGCAGGCGAGGATCCGCGGCTTGACGCCGAGCTTGGCCTTGGCGGTGAGCAGCGCCTTCATGCCGGTGTAGGCGCCGTCAACCGTGACGGTGCCGATCACATTGACACTGGTGGCCGCATCGTCGATGCCGGGCGCGACGCGCACCACGACGCACATGGCGTTGCCTTCGCCGCCGATGGCTTCGAGCACCTTCTTCAGCGTGCCGGCGACGCCGGCCTTGGCGATGGCCGCATTGACGCTGGTGACCAGCACCGGGGTGTCGAGCGGGAAGGCGTCGACGTCGGCGTCGGCGGCCGTGGCCACGAAGCCGATGACGGCGGTGGAGATGGTGCGGATCGGACGGATGCCGTCCGAGACTTCGATGACGCGTACGCCGTGGTGGTAATCGGTTGGCATGGCAGGAACTCCTCAGGTGGCTACGGGATGGATGATGGCGCTCACGCGCGGGAAAGTCCGTCGCGGGCGGTTGTAGGACGGGCGATTACAGCGGCATTCATCGGTGCTTGATCGCATCGATCAGCCCGAGGATCGCGGCCTCGAGCGTGGCCGGGCTGGGCACCTCGGCGAAGCGCGCCGGCCAGCCGTTGATGATCAGGTCGCCGGCGACCATTTCCGAGCAGATCACGCCGCCGCGATTGCGCGTCGAGCGGCCGAACAGGTGATAGATCGGGCGCAGCGCGAACAGCAGGTAGTCAATGACCCCGTAGGTGGCCTCGTCGGTCTCCAGCCGGTGCTCGAGGAAGTCGCGCGACACCGCGACCGGGCATTCCGCGAGGATCACCTTCGCCGGGTCGTACATGCCGGGCCACACCCGGCGCCGGCGCAGCAGGTTCATGTCCCAGAAGTGCGCGCCGTCGGTGAAGCCGACGTGGTAGCAGGTGGACCCGGTGAAGATCCGCGTCAGCATCGACGACATGCCGTGCCCGTAAATGAAGGCGAGCTTCATGCCGGATCGCCAAAGACCGCCGGCCAGCCGGCGCTTAGATCATAGGTGGCGGGATCCGCGTCGGCTTCCATGGCCAGGCGGTGCGTTTCGCCGGCGGCGAAGGCCTGGGCGTCCAGGTTGCCCGCGGCGGTTACGATGTCGTGCGCCAGTTGCACCGTCACGGTCGCGAATGCACCGCCCAGGGTTTTCCACTGCACCGGCTGGCCGAGGATGACGATCGCGTCCGTCATTGTGCCGCCGGCCGCCAGCGCATCACGCGCCTTGTCCTTGAGGCCCAGGTGCTGGATCCGGCTGCTGGCGTCGCTGTGAAACCAGTGCTCGCCGACTTGAAAACCGCTCGCCATCAGCGCATCGCGCCGGGCCTTGATGTCGCCCCACTTGAGGGCCTGAATCGCCGCGAGGCTCTTCGGCGCCGCCGTGATGGTGAGCGTGTCGCCCACCAGCGTCTCGGCGTTGTCGACGTAACGATCGTCGCCGCGCGCGCCGACCACCGCCACCTCCACGAAGCCGAGTGCCGCGATCTCGTCCGCGCTGGCCAGCTCCAGCCAGTTGGCCGGGTAGTTGATGTCGTCGAGAGTGAACGCCTGGCCGCGGCCGACGTGCGTATTGCTTGCAGCGTGATACCACATGATGATGTCTCCTGTTAGACGATGGGCCCGAGACGGGTGCCCGTCACTGACCATGTAACGTTGCTGTCGCCCGTCACGGCATTACCAGGCGCGCCACCTGCAATGCCGCCCTGATTTCCCATGGTTCCGCCAGCGCCGGAACCGCTGGTGCCTCCGGTCTGCCCCAGCGTGCCGCCAACACCGCCCGCGCCGCTGGAACACGTACTTTCAAGGTTGTTTGTTCCAGCGCCGCCCGCACCTCCGGCAGTTTTTGTTCCTGCCGCGCCGGCGCCACCGCTGGCAATGTAAGTATTGCCAGCGCTCACGCCCCCACTACTGACTACATATCCCGCACCGCCGCCGCCTCCGCCGCCGGCGGCCGCCCAGTAGTGTTCAAAATAGTGATTGTCGGCGGCATAGCCCCCGCCTCCCCCGCCGCCGCCGCCGCCGCCGATTGTTCCGTTGTTGATGACTGTCAGCGGATGATGCACGCTGAGCGCCGGGCCGCAGGGATCCCCG